CTCACAGACCGCTTCTGCAAAGGTGTCAGGTCGTGGTGGTACTAAGCAAAACCTTCACTGGACAGAGCCAGCCTTCTATCCTAATACAGACATTCTTAATGCTAAAGAGCTAATGACTGGTGCTGAGAAACAAGTACCACTTGGTAGGGGTAAGATATTCAGAGAATCTACTGGCAAGACTAGGGCCGACTACTTTGGTCAGGAGTATTACAAAGGTAAAGAAGGGCGTGGTGTATTCAAGTCACGTTTCATGGCTTGGTATCAACACCCAGAGTATCACCTAGAACCACCTAAGAAATGGCAACGACCAGAGTATTATGCTGAGTTACCAGCGACAGATGCACAATGTTTTTGGCACTATACCGAGACAGACGAATTAAACGATAAGTTGGCACTAAGGGAATATCCTACTTACGATCACGAGGCTTTTATCGCCGGGGGTGAATCATTCTTTAGTAAAGATGCACTACTTGAGGCTATCAAACTTATATCAGAACCAGTAAAGACAGGTGAGTATGTTCAGGCTTTATAGACAATTAGAAAAGGGAGAGTTCCTTGTGTACGGTGGCGATACTGCACAGGGCGGTATAGACGCTAACTATGGTCACTTCATATCCAAAACAAAGGGTGATGTACCGTTAGTATTCAAGAAGCAGGGTGTGGCAGCAAGTGCTACTCCGCTCATTCGTAATGCACTCAACTGGGTACACGATCAAACCAAAGTAAAACCATGTGTAGCCCTTGAGAGACAGAATGGTGGCGCAAGTGAAATGCATAGGCTCGATGATACTAACGATGGATTTTATACGATCTACTATCCCTACAACGAAAAGGGCGAGCGTAAGGATACGCCAGGCTGGGATACTAACGAAAAGACTAGGGCGCAGATGCTAGGTGACTGGCTCAAGGCATTTAATAACGGACTTATCAGAATATACGACAAAGACACAGTAGAACAGCACCAAACATTCATTACTAACAAGCGTGGCAAACCAGAGGCCGACTCTAATACCCATGATGATGCAGTGATGTCTATTGCCATAGCCTACCAGTTGTTCCTTACAGAGAACCCATTCGTTATGCCAGTGAGAACAAGACAACCAAGAAAGAGAGTGAGTTTACACCTATGAACACTTTAGATATAAGCAACTGGAAGCTACATGGTCAAGAGCTATCCAATCGCATCATCAAAGAAGTAAAGAGCTTTGCTAAGTCTAAACTCCTAGTACCGATACCAGACATACTCATGATGACACAAGATCAATATGACGATCTCAGCCGACTAAAAGGTATGTATGATGTGTTCTACACCGAGGACAAGATGTACCGCACTCCATTCAATGTAATGGAAATACGAATAGACAAACGCCGGAAGCTAACATTTGACGAGGTAGAGGCTTTAGATACTAAATCATTTAAGGAGTGGAGTAAATCGGAGGGTATAGATGAGTAATCAAGAGATCTTAGAGAAGGCTATACAGAAGGCTATTGATGGTGGATGGAAAACACCACTCGACGAATGGGAAGTAAGTGCAGATTGTTTATCAGTTTACCATCACAACAAACCTAGCCGAGCATGGGAGTCACAACTGATGTGGTTTCAGCCTATATCTGAACTTATCTTCAACCACGACTTCGCAAAAGCTCTATGGGGAGAAGAACTACACCAGGAAACATTCATTGTACCCAAAGAGCTTAATAAAAGGTTTGCTGGCACTAAAGATTTAGATATTAAACCAACATGGATGTACCACCTTCAACAAATGGTAATAGCAGAAGATCCTGTTCAGTATTTAGGAGAAAACCTATGAGTGATATAGACGATCCAAAACACACAAAGATTATTAGCTACGAGTCATCAGCCGATGACACCATAATAGCTATAACTGAATCATACTACGATGAATTAGTAGGTAGAAAGACCGAGGTTATTAAGAGCGTTAGAACTAATTACAATGACTTTCTTTCTGATCTTGTAGCCTGTGTTGATGTTATCTCTAAGCATCAAACTAAAGAGTTAGATCTTAAGATTACTGTAGATGAATGGGGTAAACCATGCAGGATAATCAAGCAGTACGTTATTAAGCGAGAAGATTTCAAACGGCGCTAGACCAAACACTAGCGGTATGTTATAATGTGATAAAAGTAGCCAGCGTAACCACGACCCTACTAGGAGTCGTGAACGTTGTCTTACCTAGTTGAATCACAAGAGATCTACGACCTCTATGAGAGCGCTAAAAGCGAATCAAAGATATGGCGTAAAGATTACCACGAGTACGAGCGACTTGCTGAAAACGGACTCTTAGAAGATCTTGACCCCGACCTGCCTGAAACTAATGACGGTACACTTGCCGCCAGTCTATACAAGCTACCTAAAAGAATAATCAACTCACAAAAAAAGGGTAGAGCTAAAGCCCTAGACACAGATGATGCCTGGATTACTGAGCTTGCCAATATGCAGTGGGAAAACGAGATCATTCCTAACGCTAACTCACAGGCTTCATTCCACCGTAAATGGAAAGATGCAGTACGTAAAGCTGCTATCTATGGTTCAGTACCACTTATCACTTTGTTTGTAGAACGTGGCGATTATATCGGCGCTGACTTTGTAGTAGCACAACCACAAGACATTAAGCTAGAGCCAGGTAAAGTATCTGACTACGATTCAGACATATTCTTCTGGGATGTTTTCTATACCAAGCAACAGTGGATAGACATGATCGAGCGAGCTAAGACTGAAACTAAAGAAGATTCAGACGGCTTCAACAAGTGGAGTGTTAAGGAAATGGAAACTATCCTTAATGCTAAACAGGAAGAAGAAGCACGTGACGCTGACGAAGATCACCGAGGCGAAGGTGACGAGACTGTACGGCAGAAGGGCATCAAGTGTTGCATCATATTCCAGAGAGGTGTTGAAGCACCGTTTTACATGTATCACCCAGGTACTAAGACAAAGATACGTGAATGGAGCAACCCTGATCCTACCGGTGATGTACCTGTTAACTTCCTGTATTGTTACCAAGACTTTATTAACCCATACGGTATAGGCATTGTGAAGCTTGCCGGTGGTACACAGAACGTACTCGATACTATGCGACAGTATGATGTACTCGCTACTCAGATAGGACTACGCCCACCAGTAAGTATTAGCGGTGATGTTAGTGAAACAGATCTTGACTCTATTGTTTACGCTCAAGACGCTCAGTGGATGATTGGTAAAGCACAGGTACGGCGTGAGACTATCTCAGATCAGATCTACACTCAACTACCTGAACGTATTGGTATGTACAAAGTATCTCTTAATCAGATGATACCTACTGGTGATACTTCTATCGCAGCCGGTTCTGGTGATCCAAGCTATTCTAAGACCCCTGCAGGTGTAAAGTTCCAGCAACAGAGCCTATCTATAGATGATGAGGACTTCAAAGACAACGTAGATATGACCTACGAAGCTGTAGCACGTTCTATGATTAACACTCACTTTGCCAACAAGCAGGGTACAGACTTAATGCGACTTAGTGATGATGAACGAGACATCTTAGTTAAAGCTGGCTTAGAGTTCCCTCTTGATGAGATGGGTGAACCAATGACCAATGAACTAGAAGTTATCTGGGATGAAGCCAGAGCCAACTTTGACTTTGAAATGGAAGCTGAATCAGATCAGACCAGTGACGAAGAACAGCGCCTTGAAGCGTTACTCAAAGTTGTAGAACTACGAGCTAGTGATCCTACCCTAGAACAATCTCTACAGATGTCTGGTAAACGATTGAACCTTGGTGAGTTGTTTAGCGAAATCATCAAACTTACAGCTAAGAATGACAAGATTATTGAAGATATATCACCTGAGGATATGGAACAAGCGCAGATTGATCCTATTACTGGTCAACCAATAGACCCTATGCAAGAACCTATTGAGGGTGAAGTTGTAGAGCCAGAACAGTTACCAGAACAGGCACAACCAGAACTAGATCCAGAAGATGAGCAAGAACTTGTCAACATTCAGGCTATAGCTGAGGAATACGGAGTATCTGAGAATATCGCTAGTGCTATGCGAGAGGCTGAAATGCAGGGTGCTGGACAAGAACAGATTATGAACCTAGCACAACGACTAGGCGAACTGGAGGCGCAAAGTGTCTAATATACGCAACGATGCTTACTTATACACCGGAATCAATAGCGTTAGTAATGAACCCAAGACTCCTAGAGAGCTACAGAAAGAATCTAAAGAAGAAGCTAAACGCAAACTTAAACCTGCCGCCGAGGTAGTTCTTGAAGCTATAGAAAAAGAACGCCAAGCAGTCTGTGACATACGAACCCTAGTTATGGGTAGCAATCCTACCGAACAAGAAGCGAACACTGAACTAATTGCTCGTCAGAAGTTCCTAGCCTACCTTAACGGCCTCGAATCTAAGATTAAGACCATTATGGCAGATAAGCCTAAAAAACGTGGTGAAGGGGCTAACAATGGGTAAGTTTTACAAGAAGCGCCAAGACGAGATCAAAGAGTCACAGTCTAACTTGAGCTATGAAGAAATACAAGAACAAATGCGTAAAGAGAGCGAGTTCGTACTAGAGCTAGATAAGTTACCTACTCAGAACCATATCTGGACAAACAGAGGTGCTAAAGCTACCTGTGAGAATGCTGGACACGCTATGCATGAGTTCTGGTTCAGAAAGGCTGCTATGTAACTTTACATGAGGCGATTGTGTTCGGGATACGTCCTCGCAGGTATCCCGAACAGAGTCTCCTCCGACTCAAGTTCGTAACTATAAACAGAGATTCGCAATCTATAAAGCTGAAAAGGAGAGTGTATGTCCAAGGATACAACACAAGATACTACGGTATCAGAACCTACTACCGAGGAAGTGGTAGATACATCAACTAATGAGGAAGTCCAGGACACAGATGTCACTGCAGACTTAGAAGATGACGATACATCTTTTGATGACGTAGATGACGATGACACAGAAGGAACCGATGACAGCGAATACGAGATGGAGGACACCGAACCTGCTGATACTGAGGAAGAATCAAAAGAAGATGTTGCAGAGGAATCGAAAGATGAACCTGCAGAGGAGGAATCTAAAGAGGAAAGTACGCCCTCAGAAGATGTCAAGAAACATAACGCTGAAATGGCTGCTCGCAGGATTGCAGAAAAGCAAGCTAAAGAGGCTGAAAAGCAACAGCAACAGCAGGAGTACCTTGAACAGGCAGAAGATGACAAAGACCTTGCGCTTCGCCTACTCCAGATAGATGCCCACAACAACAAGGTGGAACGTAATAGAAGCAAGCTCGATAGCGGAATTGAAAAAGCCGTTGCCAGCATAGATCTGTTCCGTACTGGCACACCAGAAGTGAAAGAAGAACTAGCTCGCCGATTAGAGGACTATGAAGCAAAGCACGTTCAGTACGACACCAACGGCGAACCAGTAAGTGTTACAGGCGATGTGTACGAATATTTACAAAGTGAAGCTGACTCTATACGCAGGATTCTCAATGCCGGAGCTAGACAGCAGGTAAAAGACGGAGTGAAAACAAAGTCCCGAACCGATACACTGCCAAGCCGAGCGCCTAAAGAAAAGCCTGTTGACCCAGATATGGCTGCTTTCGATGAGGAAGTTGCTAAATGGGACTAGAGTCCTAATAGAAAAGGATTAACCTCATGGCTATTAACTTAGCAACAAAGTTTGCTCCAAAAGTTTCAGACATTATGAAACATGGTCGCAAAACTAAATCTGCAACTAACCAAGACTGGGACTGGGATGGCACTAACGCTATCAAAGTTTACACACTAACTGACCCTACAATGGGTGACTACACAGCATCAGGCGCTAACCGTTACGGTTCACCAGATGAGGTACAGGATACTGTACAGACATGGGCTCTTTCACGAGATCGTTCATGGGCTAAGACTATCGACAAGAGCAACTACCAGGACACAATGATGGTTCGGAAACCTGCTCAGTACCTAGCACAAGCTACTAAGAACGTATTGATTCCTGAAATTGATACTTATGTTCTTGCAGCTATCAACACTGCTGGTGCTACTGCTAACCGAGATAACATTGTAGCTGACGGTGCTTCTAGCGCTTCTAACGCTTACACAAACTTCTTGGCTATCAACGCTGATATTACTAACAACGAAGCACCTGAGAGCAACCGTATTGCTTTCATGACTGCTACTTACTACAACTACCTTAAGCAAGGTGGATTCGTACTAGATAGCGATGCTGGACAGCGCAAGCTTGACAGTGGTGTTCTTGGAACAGTTGACGGCGTAAAAGTTGTTGTTGTACCAAGCACTCGTATGCCTTCAAACTGTGACTTGATCATCACTCACCCTAGCGTGACTGTTGCTCCTGAAAAGTTGATTGACTACACACTACACAAGAACGCACCTGGTATCTCTGGTGACCTACTTGAATACCGACACCGCTATGACGCATTTGTTGACACCAACAAAGTCAATGCAGTTGGTATCCACAAGACCGCCTAATTAGAGAGGAACTAACATGGCAGAACTAAACGCACTAGACATGGTAAAGCTCGAAGCTGAACGGATCACTCTAAAGAGAATCCAGGAAGCCGAAGAACAAAAGAAATGGCAAGAGTCTACGACTGGAACTATTACTCTTGATGACGAGCAACCTGTCGAAGTGGCAGTCGAGGAAGAACAACCAAGAGTTGTCAAACCAAAGACTGTTAAAGAGAAGAAAGGCCAAAAATAATGGCATCAACAAACCTAGATGGCTTCGGACATGTTGAGAGTGTCAACGTTGCAACTAACACGACTCTATCCCTAACTGCTCATAGCGGTAAGGTAGTCAACGTTACAGCAACTTGCACAATCACACTTCCGGCCACAGCAATTTCACAACGGTTTATGATTCGTGTGGGTGCAGAAGGTATCACAGTAACAATCAGTCCAGATGCTAACGACTTGATCGCTGGCCCTGGTGCTGCTAACTCTGGTGCTGGTGCAGATAACAAAGACGTTATCTTCACTAACCAACCTGCCGGTAGCTACATTGTGCTTGACGCAATTACTACTACAGGCTTCACCATTGCACGTGCGCTCGGTACGTTCACATACGAAGGCTAATACATTAAAAAGTGCACATTCGATCACTGATAGCGTAGTCATTGACCAGAACGCTACGAACGAATAAGCACACTAAGAAAGGATACCAAATGACTCGAAATCTTAAACGAAGAATCGATCAATCAGTCCAAGGCAACACACAGTTTGATGTTCTTAGAGTAGCTCAATCAGTTGCAAACGTAACTGAAGCCGCACCTACAGCAGCACAACTGACATCTGCCTTTGGATCACCTGCGACTCTAGGCCGTGGATTCATCGGTACAGTTGATGACAACGACGGATCACTAGCTAGTGTTCTCTGTTGGACAACTGATTCAGCGTGGTTTCACGTTGTAGGAGTTAAGTCTACCTAATCATGAATGGGAAAGCACTTAATCTAAAGCAACAGCCAAAGGTTCTGTCGCTTTCCCCTAATGGTTCTGGTGGAGTAAAGATATACGCAAGTATGAATCTTAGTAAACAAGAAAAGATCGAGCTACTTACACAAGCACTCGAATACATTAAAGGAAAGGAATAACATGCCAGCAATCGGTGAAATCCTCAACATGAAGTTTAACAAGGCTTCAAAGACCCAGACACTATCTGGCAACAACACGACTGTAGCTACACCACTATTTCGCATTACCGGAACAGTACAAGTTACACAGCTATACGCAGTTGTTACTACGGTTCTTGGATCTAACAATACCGCAGCACACTGGCGCACTAACGATCAGACTGCAACTTTGCCTATCTCAGCAGCAGCAGGTACAACACTAAGCTCCCTACCTGTAGGTTCAGTACTTACTCGTCATAGCTTAGTATCCGTAGCTCTAAAAGCAGATAGTTCAGCAGCAGCTAAAGTTATAGACCCAGTAGCAGCAACCGCACCAGCAGTTCACATGCCATTTTGTGTAGTACAGAAGGCAGGTGGAGTAAACACAGACATAGAGTTTGTATATACAACTACAAACACCCCAACATCAGGTGTTATTCAGCATTTTGTTGAATGGCAACCACTATCGGAAGGTTCAACACTAACCGTACTCTAACGCCCCTGGGGTGGCAAAAAACCCCACCAATATACTATGGACTTGACAAAACTACGCCAAATTAACGAGCAGAAAGCTTCCAGAGATGATGCACAAGGCAAGCATGATGATCTTGTGCTTGCTAGTATTGCTACGCAAGAAACTATCCTGAAATCTTTTAAGTCGCTAATTAACTACCTAGAGAACAAAGTATCCAGGACTGAGGTAGTCAACCAACTAAGAGAAATAGCTACACCGGATGTAGACAACGTAGTAACCGCTTTAGATTCCTTGCATAACACTATTAAAGAACACAAAAACACAGACCTAACTGAAATAACAAGTGTTATGCAGGGGGTTCTTGATGAAACTAAGAAGATTCCTAAAGAGTTACCCAAGTCCGAGAAACTGGAACTTAAAGACTACTCTAAGCAACTGAGTACGCTTGAAACCACTATTAAGAATGTTGAGAAGGCTATCAAAGCCCAGAAGCTTAATGTTGAAGCACCAGTCGTAAACGTGCCTGAGACTGTAGTAAATGTAGAGAAACCAGACCTCAAACCAATCGAGGTTAGCATTACTACTAGCAGTAAAGATGTAGTCAAAGCAGTCAAAGGTATCAAGATACCAGAACTTAATACCGATCCTGTTGAGAAGCTTCTTAAGAAAACTAACAAACTACTTGAAGAACTACCAGAACTTATGCCTACTGGCGGTGGTGGATCAGGCTCAAGTTGGGTAGCTACTAATAGTGCCGGTGTACCTGTACCTATTCAGTTAGACTCTAACGGCAGTATACCAGTAGCTACAGTGACCCTAACCTACAAAACCCTCCTAGACGATTACACCACCACAAACGTCACCTACGTTGGCAAAGCCGCAATCGGTTCAGCAACCAGTTCAGCTGTCTGGCAGATCCAAAAGATTGATGAAACATCAGGCATGGTCATCACTTGGGGTGGTACGGGTGCATTTGATCAGGTTTGGGATAACCGTGCCACGATTGTGAGTTACTCATGAAACCTATAAACCGCAGATACCACAATCTTGATGACCCCACTAAGCTTCCGAGTGTGACGTGGGATATGAGCAACGGTAGTGAGATTGTTGTACCAGACTTAGCAACTAGTGGTGAAGTTGGTGACGGCAAGGTTGAACTAACTGCACTAGCTCAAGCAGTCTGTGACGCTTATGTGGAGAGCATCTAATGGCTGTTATTGTATCTAACGGAGCAACTAACCTGCATACTGCGTCAGGGTTCTACCGAGTCGAAGCATCCAACATGACCGCTAGAAATAACACCGAGCTTGCCTTATCTACTACACGTTCTATCGCAGTAACCTTTGCGAACGCTGGCAACTGCCAAGGGGTTGTTATTGGCTTGTCTGCTTCTGCTAGTGGATTTACGAGAGATGTAACGGTGACACTGAAAGAATCTGGTACTACACGGGCTTCTAAGACTCTGACTGCCGCTGAGATATGCAATAACACCTCGACAACTTTTGGCCGCTGGATAGTCCCATTCACTTTTGGCACACCTTATGCAGTGACAACCACCGCCTCTGTATGGACAATAGAGGTATCACAAGGTTCAGGCTCGAATAACTGGGGGCTGATGACATCGAACGGTACAGCACCGTTCTATGCAACGTGGTGCGACAATGCGGTGACTTTCGCTGATAATGACAGCCTTATCTGTAAGGATATCGTCACAGTGTCCCAGACTTGTACAATCAAAGGCACGTTAGGCACAGGCGAGACATCCTATGCTGCTGCGGTTACTATCTGTCGCTCAGACACACCACCAACAAAAACAAATAACCTAGCGAAGTTCCAACTCCAACCAGCTGCTGCAACGACTGTCACGATTGACGGGGTGGTATTCTTGGGTTCTCACTCGGCTATCCAGGCTGGTACAGAAGCTTCTCCAGTACCTGCGAGTACGCCACTCACGATTGACTGGAAAGCCCCAACGGTAGGCACATATATGGGTATGAGGATTGTTGCCGATTCAGCACAAACGGTTCGTGCATCATACTTTTTCTGGGGAGAGATACCGACGACTGAGCGGTTCCAAGTAACACACGCTGCGACTAACGGTGACACACTATTCAAAGTCGCAGACACCACTGAAATCCAAACAGGGGATAAGTTTTTTGTGGGCAACTACAGCAGCTTAGCCAACACCACCATTACCTACTACACCGTAACTGGTAAAACGGCAACAGACGTGTCCATCACCCCGAATATGGTGGGCAATAAGGACGCTGGTGGGTATGCTTATCGAGCCAATGGTTATGGCATCACGATAACACGAGGAATAAGCTCATTTATATCGTTTACACTTGGCCCAGCGTCAAATCTTATATTCTCAGGCGTAAGCTTATGGGTCGATAACCTTGCAGCACCTGTTCTTAGTACATTGTATGGTTCGCCACTACGTTTTGTAAGCGCATAGCGGTAGGGCAGCCGTCCCATGTGTTGCCAGACCACTCTTGGCAGTTCACGAAGTTTTGCAAATAAAACTGGAAGCCACCATTTGCGCCACCCCTGAAGTAGTTATTTTTAACGATAGAGTCCTTACCCAAAAGCGTTCCAAAAGCAAAGTTCTCATAACGACAATTCTGTATGTCATACACTGGAGTGCCAGTTGCTGGGGCTGGACGTGCGTT